GGCTGATTGGAATGTTGCATCTTGGACACCAATTGACCACATGCCAGCACCACCTGATGTAATGAAATGGTCTAAACAAAAATTTGTTACACCTATCGCAATGAGCCAGTACGGTCAAAAGATTTTTCAAAACTCTGATGTTGATTGTTTGTATGTGCCTCATGCGATTGAACCTGTTTTCAAACCAACAAATCAAATAACTTTTAATGATGAAACTTTAACAGCGAGACAATTGATTGGTGTCCCCGAAGACAAATTTGTTGTTGGTATGAACGCAGCAAATAAAGGTGTTATGCCTAACAGAAAAGCATTTGGCGAAAACATTTTAGCGTTCTCAATGTTTGCACAAAAACATAAAGACGTTGTTTTGTATTTACATACTGAGGCAAGTGCTTCACTTGGTGGAATTAATTTGCGCGATTTAATTTTGTCTTGTGGTATTTCTCAAGACCAAGTTATCTTTGCTGACCCATATCTTTTAAGAAGTGGCATGCCTCAAGAAATGTTAGCCAGTACCTATACAGGTATGGATGTTTTGCTTGCAACAAGTTATGGTGAGGGATTCGGTATACCAACAGTTGAAGCGCAAGCCTGTGGTGTTCCTGTGATTGTTTCTAATTTTGCAGCTTCAGCAGAACTCTGTGGTGATGGTTATTTAATTGGTGGGCAACCACTTTGGAACGCACCTCAAAAAGCGTGGTTTCATTTGCCATCTGTTCCTGAAATTGTTGATGCACTTGAACAGGCGTATAACAGAGGTCGTGTTAAGAGCCAGAAAGCCATTGACTTTGCTAAACAATATGATGCTGATACTGTTTATGAGACCCATTGGAAACCTGCGTTAGCAAAACTCCTTGCCTAATGCCTGTTAAAAGCAAAATAAAGGCAAAATTAGGGCTTGTAAGGGGATAGGGAGACTCGTTTGATACCTGCGCTGATAGTTCCTGTGCTAACTAGGCATGATTTGTTAGACAGAATGATTAAATCAATCAACCACCCTGTAAAAGATTTAGTAATCATTGACAACGGTGCAAAAAATCATGATTGGACACCGACTTGGAACAATTGGGTTCACAAAACCCATCACATTAAACTTCCTAGCAATTTTGGTGTCGCTGGTTCTTGGAATCTGGGAATTAAATCTTTACCGTTCTCTGATTATTGGATTGTTGCAAACTTTGATGTTGAATTTGGTGGCGAATCATTAAAAATGTTCTATGAGAAGTCTTCTCCTGACAAACTTCTTCTATCGGGGGGTGCGCCTGGGTGGTGTGTGTTCTCTGTTGGTTGGAAAGTTATTGAATCAGTTGGTTTATTTGATGAGGCTTTGCATCCTGCATATTTTGAGGATAATGATTTTGAAAGAAGATGTTTACAGAAAGGTTTTGAAGTTGAACATTCGTTCATTCCTGTTGCTCACGATAATTCTTCTACTCTTAAAGCAGGTTTTCAAGAAATCAATGACAGGACTTTTGCAGATAATGCTGAATATTACCAACAAAAAATAAAAGACCAAGATTTTTCTGAGGGCAGATGGTCAATCAGGAGAAGAAGAAGAAATGCTTGGGATTATGAAAGCTGATGTAACAATTTGTACAGCAACCATTCCTGTTAGACAAGAACTCTTAAAAAGATGTGTTCAAAGTGTTATGAATCAAACTTTGCAGCCTGAGAAACATTTAATTAAACTTGATGAAAAACGTGAGGGTCATGCAGCAATGCTTGATGCCATGATTGCAGAAGCAACAACAAAATATGTTGCCATTCTTGATGATGATGATGAACTTTTACCTAAACACATTGAAGTTATCTATAACTGCATTGAAGAAACAGATGCTGACCTTGTTTACCCTTGGTTCAAATACTCAAACCTGCCTGATGGTGGTCATTTAGAAATGTTTGCTTACAAACCTTGGTCTAATGGAAACGTTCATCAAGTACCTATTACCTGGATTGCTAAACGACAAGCTATTTTAGAAGTTGGTGGTTTTAGTAAAGACTTTGATGTTGATAGTTACAAAACCGATAATCAGGGAAACCGTATTGGTCATGATTTTGTTATGATTCAAAAACTTGTCGCAGCAGATAAGAAAATTGTTCATCATCCTGAATTGACTTGGATTTACCATGTTGGTCATGGCTCAACTTTAGGGATGCCTGTCAAATGGTAGATGTAACAATAATTACAGCAGTTTACGGTGATGATTATGACCATTTTATTCATGGTTGGATTGAAGCTGTAAACAATTTGACTTTGAAACCTAAAAGAATAATTATGGGTTCAGATAAAGTGCATCAAATAGCAATTCAAAATGGTATTGACACAGTTCTTGATGCTGAACCTACAACTAGATGGCGTTCACCTTTTTTTTGGAATAAGTGCGCTGCTGAAGCGAAAACAAAATGGGTTTGGGTTTTAGATATTGATGACAGATTCAAACCTGATGCTTTAGAGGGTTTAGAAGAACAAGACTGTGATATTTGGTTGGTTGGTATGGCTGTTAATGGTAGAGATAAATATTTACCACCACATAAAACTAATGAAGAAATTTTTACTGAACCTCATTGCTTTTTTTGTTGTGGTTCACCAATTCAAAAGTCTTGGTTAGATAAATGCAGTTATCCAGAAGTTGCTTATGCTGATTGGGCTATGTGGAGAAAGTCAGCACGTCTTGGTGCAAAGTTTGGTTGGGCTAATAAAGTGGCTTACGATTACAGACATGATTTTGCAAACTCAATGTCTGGTTGGGCTGATGCAGATTCTAATAACAGAAAAGAAGCTCTTGAATATTAAACAGTTAAGTGACAAATACAATTTGCAAATACCAACAATTCTTGGTGATTCCAAAGTACAAGGTTGGGGTTCTGAAAGCGAGGCTTTGCAAAAAGCAATTGATGCTGTTAATCCTGAATCAATTGTTGAGGTGGGGACATGGCTTGGTGCATCTGCTTTGTTCATGGGAAAAATAAGTTCAGCTCACATTTTATGTGTGGACACATTCTTGGCATCAAATGAAATTTTGTGGCGTGAGGGTAACGTACAAAATCTTGTACAAGACTTCAATCAGTTGTATAACCAATTCTGTGCGAATATAACGAACTCAAAAATGAATAAAAGGATTTCTGTTTTGCCAATGACTTCTTCTTCTGCTGCTGAACTTTTAGAGAAAGAAAATGTGATGGTTGATATGGTCTATATTGATGCTGGTCATAGGGACAGAGAAGTTTATGCTGATTTGCAAGACTGGTGGCCTTTAACAAAAAAAGTTTTAGTGGGTGATGACTATAATCCTGTTTGGGGTGGAGTTATCTCTGCTGCAGATAGATTTGCTTCAGAGAATCAATTGAATCTTGAAATATTAGATTCTAAGTTTCTTTTATTCCGATAGACTTACCTCAAGAACTTAGGAGTTATTTTGGCTATAACAAATGGCTACGCCTCACTTTCAGAAGTGAAAGCAGCCTTACGAATTACTGATGCTGTTGATGATGCTTTGCTTGAAATGGCAGTTGAATCTGCTTCAAGACTCATAGATGGTTATGCTGCACGTCAATTTTATTCTTATGGAACTGCAACAAGATATTTTGTAGCTCAAGATGATTACGTTGTTGAGGTTGATGATTTAGCGAACGGAACAGTAACAATTACTACAGCTCAAGATGCTGACGGTGTTTTTGATACAACTTGGGGAACAGACGATTACCAACTTGAACCACTTAACGGTGTGCTTGATGGAATCCCTTGGCCTTACACAACCATTAGAGCTGTTGGAGATTACCTTTGGCCTATCTCAGGTGGTGAAGCATTAATTAAAGTTGTAGGTGTTTACGGTTGGCCATCTGTACCAATTGCAATTAAACAGGCTTGTATTATTCAAGCATCAAGAATTTACAAACGTTTAGACTCTCCTCTCGGAGTTGCTGGCTTTGGTGACATGGGCGCAATAAGAGTTTCATCACAACTTGACCCAGATGTTGCACAACTTGTCATGCCTTACAAGAGAATGAGAAACTTCGCCTAATGGCATCAATCTCAGAATTAAGAACAGGTATTGCAACTAACCTTGCAACCATCACAGGTTTAAGAACTTCTTCTTTTGTACCAGATAACCCAAACCCACCTATTGCAATTGTTGTGCCAGTTTCAGTTTCCTTTGACGATTCATTCAAAAGAGGCATGCAAACTTACACATTCAATGTTTTAGTAATCGTTGGCAGAGTAGACGAAAGAACAGCGCAAAATAAACTTGATGGATTTGTGTCAAGCACAGGTTCATCCAGCATCAAACTAGCAATCGAGAGCGATAAAACTCTTGGTGGCAAAGCCTTTGATACAAGGGTTAGTGAGATGAGAAATTATGGGCAGATACCTGTTGGTGAGGTAACATATCTATCAGCAGAGTTTTCAGTTCTTTGCTACGCAGACTAGAAAAAGGAAAATAACAGATGGCAAAATTTGCAGCAACAGACTACAAAATCACCGTTGCTGGTGTTGATTTTTCAACTAACCTAAACTCAGTTGAATTATCACAAGAAGCAGACGACCTAGAGACCACAGCTTTTGGTCAATCTTGGCGTTCAAGAATCGGTGGATTAAACAACGCATCAATAACTTTGAACTTTATGCAAGATTTTGCAGCAGGTTCAGTTGATGCAACATTGAATCCTTTACTTGGCTCAATTGCCACAGTAATTATTCAAAGTGCATCAGGAACAGTTTCAGCAACCCAACCTAAATACACAGCAACATGTTTAGTAACAGCATATTCACCATTCGCATCAAGCGTTGGCGATATTGCAACACTAAGTGTGACTTGGCCAGTATCAGGAACAGTTGTAAGAGGAACAGTCTAAATATGAAAATCAATCTGCGCGTTGAATACATAACAGGTGAACCTAAAGAAGTAACTTGTTCAGCGAAAGACCTAGTTGCGTTTGAAGAAAAATTCAGCAGGTCAGTAGCAAAACTCGAATCAGAGTTCAGACTTACTGACTTGCTTTTTCTTGCTTGGCACTCTGAAAAGAGAACCAATGCAACTAAAAAAGATTTTGATTCCTGGTTAGATGAAATCGATAACATTGGGGTTAGTGAGAACGACCCAAAATAATTCCGTTGGGGGATTCCAGCCAACATTGGTATATCGCTTATCTTGCTTGTGAAACTGGAATCTCTCCCTCTTTGCTTTTACAAGAATCTGACCGTATGCTTTTCACAATGGGAATGTATCTGCGTTGGAAAGCAACCGAAAAAAACAAGAGGTAAAGCATAAATGGAATTTGTACCAGATAGTTCTAAATTCCAATTAAATAATCAAAACTTAAACATGGTTGTCCCTGAATTACAGGGCGTTCAATTTGTCATTAAAGAATTAAGAAAAATAGATACAGATTTATTGCGTGACATGAGACGTGAAATCATTACGGAAATTAGACCTTTGTATAGTGCTATTAAAAGCAGCATCCCAGCAACTAGACCTATGAGTGGCTTTGACCACAATGGTAGAACTTCTTGGAATAAGCCTGTAAGAGTTACAGGTCAAGTTTCATATAAGTCACGCGCTGGAAGAAACAGTTTAGTAAGTATTAAAACTTCATCTGCTGCTGTACAAATTGCTGACATGGCTGGCAAAAGAGGAAACTTTAATGTTGGTCGTGAGGGTTCATCTAGAGGTTTTTCAGCAGAGTACACAATCAGAGGGCGTAGAAGAAGACACAGATTAAATGGTCAAGGAGAAGCAATGGTTGGGCAACTTGGTGGAACACCATCAAGATATGTTTGGCCAGCAGTTGAACAATTCAGACCTTTACTTACCACTAAAATTAAAAACATAATCAATAGTTACGCAGCGAAAACAAATATTAGATTATCTGAATCAAAAGGCAGGAATTTCTAAATGGCAATTATTGTCCCGATTTTAACAACATTTAATGACAAAGGTGTTAAAGCTGCTATTAAAGAATTTCAAAGAGCACAAGGTGCTTTTGCTAAAACTTCTGTTGTTGTAGGGGCAAGTGCTGATGCTTCTATCAGACTTGGAACTGCTTTAACTAGAACTGTTACACCAGCAATTATTGCTTTTGGTGCTGCTGCTTACAAAGCCACTCAACTTGCTTCTGATATGGCTGAAACGCAATCTAAAGTTGGTGTGATTTTTGGTAAAACTGCTGATGATATTAGGGCTTTTGGTAAGGCTGCTGCAAGAAATATTGGTATGTCTGAACAGGAAGCACTTGATGCTGCTTCAACTTTTGCTTTGTTTGGTAAACAAGCAGGTAAAGCTGATGCAGAGCTAAACAAGTTTGCGAAAGACTTTGTTACCTTGGCAGCAGATTTTGCTTCTTTCTACAACACAGAACCTCAAGAAGCAATCATTGCTATTGGTGCTGCACTTCGTGGCGAATCTGAACCAATTAGAAGATTTAACATTTTATTAGATGAGCAAACCGTTAGAACAAGAGCGTTAAAAATTGGAATTATTGACAACATAAATCAAGCTCTAACACCTCAACAAAAAGTTTTAGCAAGAACTGCTGAAATATTTGCACAATCATCTGTTGCCCAAGGAGACTTCCAAAGAACCTCTGAGGGCTTAGCAAACCAGCAAAGAATTTTGAAAGCAGAAATAACTAACTTAACAACAGAATTTGGTAGAGCGTTTATGCCAATGATGTTACAAATTGTCAGAGTTGTTAGAGATGAAGTTATCCCAAGATTGCAAGGATTCACTCAAGCATTTCAAAAACTTAGCCCAGAAACAATTAACACAATTCTAAAGCTAGGTGCATTTTTAGCAATCCTTGGCCCACTTCTAATAGGTATCGGTTTCTTAGCAAAAGCACTTCTAACATTGGCAAGAGTTTTTGTAGTTCTACAAACAAGCATTTTAAGAATACCTTTGGCAATCGCTGCACTTATTGGTTTATTTGCTGCTCAATCAGATGCCCAATACAAACTCGCCAAAGAAACAGGTGATACATGGGGAATGATAGGCAGACTAATTGTTTTAGGTATTAAATATCCTCTCATGGCTATTGATAGTTTTATTAATGGCATCAAATTTATGGGTGTTAGCTTAGAATTTATTGGTGACAAAGTTGATAACTTCTTTGACAAACTTACAGGTGGCCCAGGAAAATCCTTAGTAAGTTTTGAACAAAGAGTACAAAACATAAAATTTACAAATCTTGCTGGTGGATTAGAAAACATTGTTGATGGGTTTAGCGAATTTAACGCTGAAGTTGCTGATGCTGCTAAAGAATCAAAAATTATGGCAGCAGAAGCACAACTGTTGGCTTTAGAAACACAAGGCTTAACTGAAGAACTGGATAAAGAAACAAACGCACTTGGCAAAACAACTGAAGCACTAAAGAAAGTAAAACAAGCAGCCAAAGATGCAGCACAGGTCATTGTTGATAACTTAGAAGACTCTTTGCAAAAAGCAGAATCAGCACTTGATGATGTAAGAGGCAAATTTAATAATTTCAAAGATGCTATTGGAAGCACAATTACTGGCATCTTAAACTTTGGTAAAGCAGCAGAATCTGAAAACTTCTTACAAGGATTAGCCAAACAAGCAGAAAACGCTACCGACTTTGCAAACAAAGTTAAACAACTTGTTGTTCTTGGATTAAATGAACGTGGTATCAGACAAGTTCTTGATGCAGGATTTGAAGCAGGTTCACAAATCGCTGATGAAATTATTGCTGGTGGCGCAACAATGGTTCAGCAAGTTAATACTCTTGTTGATTCTATTTTTGGTGTGGCTGAACAAGTTGGTGACTTTGGCGCAGTTGCTTTCTATGATGCAGGTGTTAAACAAGCTGAAGCAATGGTTGCTGGCATCAGAGCGACTTTGGAATCAGCAAGAGCAGACTTAAAACTTATTGTTGATGGTTTAGCAAGTGGACAAACAACAACCACAGCACCAACTGCTGCAGATGTTAAAAGACCTGATGCACCAAAAGTTCAACCTAAACTTAATATCAGCAAATTAACAACTAGCGCAGTTTCAAACATTGCTTCATCAATGAGAGGTGCATCTGATGCTGCTTCAAGAAGTTATACAGCAATGGCACAAGCATTTGGTATCACTAAATTTGCTAAAGGTGGAATTGTTACAGGACCAACTAATGCACTTATTGGAGAAGCAGGACCTGAAGCTGTAATTCCTTTGTCAGGTGCTAACTCTGCAAGTTTAGGCGCAACTTACAACATTGTGGTTAATGCTGGTATTGGAACTTCAGGTTCACAAGTTGGTAGAGAAATCGTTGATGCTATTAAGAAGTTTGAGAAGACTTCTGGCCCA